GGTGGTGGTGGAATAGATTCTGCTAATACTGTTGGCGCAGGTGCGGCTGGTGGAACTAACGCTTACACAACAGGTGGCGGTAGTGCTGGTGGTGGTGCAACTGGAGTGTCTGGTACTGCTGGCACAACAAGACCCAATGGTTCTGGTTCTGGTGGTGGTGGCGGTGGTGCGGCTAGTGCAGCAGCAGGCGGTGCTGGTGGCGCAGGAGGCTTTCCTGCTGGTGGTGGCGGTGGCGGTGCAGGCTCACTAAACGGCAACGATTCTGGCGCTGGTGGCAAAGGTGGCAATGGCTACGTTGTAGTCTACACATTCTGAGGTGAATATGGACAGATACGCAATTATTGAAGATGGCTTGGTGGTGAATGTTGTTATTGGACAACCCGAACTAGCACCCAATCAAATCCTAGTGGAATGTGAAAATGCAGGGCCAAATTGGACTTATGCTGATGGTGTATTTACTGCGCCTGTAGTTGTTGAGCCTACTGTAGTAGCACCCACTAAAGAAGAACTGCTTTCCCAGTTGCAGGCAATTCAAGCCCAAATTCAAGCATTGTGATAAGCCATGACACAAGAAGTCACTCACGAACAAATCTACGAAAGACTGCTTGCAGTTGAAACTAAGGTAGATACCATTGACAAGAACACAAGTGGTCTTGTAGAGGCTATAAAGGCTCTTGATGGGGCTTTTAAAGTCTTGGGTTGGGTTGCCTCTGCTGCCAAGCCTATTCTGTGGGTAAGTGGGTTGATCATGGCTGCTGGTGCTGTTTGGCAGACTTGGGTTAAAAAATGAAAGATTGGGCTGTGGCATTCATTGCTGCGGCTCTTTTGACTGCCACCATTTCCTGGTGCGCTTTTGTCATCATTTTGATGTGGCCATGATCTATGCTCTGGTCCTATTAGCAGCAACCACAGAATATCGATGCACCAGGTGGACATGGACTGGTGATGTCTACAATCGGAAGGTTGTTTGTCTCAAGTGGGAGAAGAGAAAATGATCGATCCAATCACGGCCCTAGCAGGGATACAAAGCGCCATTAGCATGGTCAAAAAGGCAGCAAATGTTGCCAATGACTTAGGCTCTCTTGCGCCCATGATTGGTAAGCTATTTGACGCAAAGTCTGTAGCTACAAAAGCCATGCTTCAGGCCAAGCAGTCTGGCAAAGGTTCTAACATGGGAACGGCCTTGCAGATCGAGATGGCACTGGAGCAGGCCAGAGCATTTGAGGAAGAGCTAAAAATGCTTTTCATGCAGACTGGCAAGATCGATGTCTGGAATAAGATCAAAGCCAGGCAGGCCGAGATGGACTTGGCAGATGCCAAAGAGATAAGCGCATTAAAGAAAGCAGAGAAAGCAGCCAAAGAGAAAGAGCAAGAACAACTGGAGATTGGTTTGGCAATTGGTGGGATCTGCTTTGTCTTGTTTTTGGTGTTTGTCGGTGTGAATGAATTGATGGAATTCTGTGCAGCTACCAGAAGGTGTGGTCGGTGAATGAGTATCAGAAGACCTTTGACCTATGCCTCAAGATATTCGTTTACGGGTGTGTGGCGCTTTATTTTTTGGGGTTTATGAAATTCTTACCTGATGATCTGTCAGACAGAATTGTAAATTTAATGCTTGGCAAAATAGGATTGGGCAAATGAGATATTTACTGCTTCTGTTACTACTGACTGGCTGCGAAGAGAATTATCGATATAAGTGCCAGAACCCTGACAATTTTCATGCTTTAGAGTGCCAAAAACCTAGATGTCTGTTTACTCAGACTTGCCCTGAGTATTTAGTAGCACCAATTTTGGAGAAAAAGATTGACGAAGTTAAACCTAACAACTGAAGAGATCGAGGTCAGGGTCTGGAGCATTGTGGTGCTTGCTGTCACCCTGATTCTTTTCTTTATCGTAATTTCTCTTTTGTACTCAGTGACTTTTGTTACTCAGCCAATTAAATCAATGGCCCCCATTGACCAGGCATATACAAAGATGCTGAACGATATCGTTCTATTGATTGTGGGCGGTATTGGCGGTGTTATCGGTAAACGGGCAATGACTTCTAGGCAGCAGCCGCCACCCATGATGCAGCAGCCAATGTGCCAGCCCATGCAAGGCTATGGCCAATATGGCTACAGCAACAATCACGGGTTTAATCCCACCACCAATGGCATCCCAAATCAGCCATTTGGCGCAATGCCCAAGTGGACCAACCCAGAGCTTGATGAGTCTTGGACACCTGGTCCACCACCAGACACGCCACCGGACCATCTTGAAGATGACCATGAGCGCGAACAGCTGGCGCAGGCCAGACAGGAGTCAGAATAATGTTTGGCATACCCATACCATATTTGATATTGGCAATCTGCATTGCTTTGTTTGGCTCTTACCGAGGTGGCTATCACTTTGGCTGGGAAGACAGGGACAATGACATGAAACTGGCCATTGCCCAAAAGAATGATGAAGCCCGTGAACTTGAAAAAAACATGACTTCTAAACTGTCAGACCAAGAAACGAAATTGAGAAAGGCCCAAGATGATGTCAAGAAAAAACAGTCTGCTATGCATGAGCTTGCTCACACTGGTCGGCTGCGCCTCCCAGCCCCAAGTTGTCCACAAGCCAGCACAAGTGCCACCATTGCCACAGGAAATAGCAACACCGATGCAAGCGAATCTGAGCGACAGACTATTGCAGCTCTTATCGACATCGCAGCCGATGGAGACAAAGCCATTGTCAAGCTCAACGCCTGCATCAACGCCTATAACGAAGTGAGGGTTTTAGTCAATGGTCAATAGTCAGCAGCTCCAACAACTGCACATTGGTCCAGAGTGGGTCGATGCGCTTAATGAAACTTTCCAGCGCTTTGACATTTCAACGCCATTGCGCCAGGCTGCCTTTATCGGCCAGTGTGGCCATGAGTGTGGCAATTTCAGAATCCTAGAAGAGAACTTAAATTACAGGGCAGAGGCTTTGCAAAAGCTCTGGCCAAGGCGCTTTGACGCGGCCAAGGCCCAAGCCTGCGCTAGAAACCCAAAGCTCATTGCAAACACTGTTTACAGCAACCGAATGGGCAATAGGGATGAGGCCAGTGGTGATGGATATCGTTTCCGAGGCCGTGGTTGCATTCAATTGACAGGCTCTGCCAACTACCACCACGCTGGCCAAGCGCTTGGCGTGGACCTGATCATGCAGCCGGAGCTGGTGGCCACGCCCCAGTATGCGGCATTGACTGCTGGATGGTTTTGGAACACCCACAAGCTCAACCAGTATGCAGACAGCCAAGACTATAAAACTTTAACCAAGAAGATCAATGGCGGATTTATTGGCTTAGATGATAGGATTAAGCATATAAATGAAGCACTTTCAGTGCTTACTTAAATTAAATTGACATATAAGTCATATAAGGTGTTGATATGTCAAACATTCCTACACCAGAAGACTCCGCGCTCTTTGCACAAAGTGTGCGGAAGTGGCAGCAAGTGCTTAATCTTGGCGACTGGCGCATTGAGAAGGGTTTGAAGCCTGCAAAGAATGCTATGGCTTCAGTGGAATTTAATGAAGCGGCCAGACTGGCCACTTATCGTTTGGGTGACTTTGGTGCTGAAAAGATCACCCCAGAATCTTTAGACCAGACGGCCCTGCATGAATTGCTTCATGTCTTTTTGCATGATCTTATGACAGTGGCCCAAGACCCTAAGTCATCTCAAGATGAGATTGAGACACAAGAGCATAGGGTGGTCAATCTGCTAGAAAAATTACTCTCTAAGGATTCTCATGGGCGCTCATAACGAAACTTGCACAGATATGCAATTCATCCAACTATGGGGTGAATTGCAATCTGCCACAAAAATGGCTAAACATTTGGGAGTAAATCTTAGAGCCGCCCATTTGCGTAGAAGGTGGATTGAAGATCACTATAAGATTAAATTATCCTCAAACGATCCTCGTGCCGCTGCTTATGACGCTAATAGGCCAAAATCTTTCTCTCCACTCAGGCAAGTTGAACTTGGGATGCTAGATGGATGTGTGATTGTTTTCTCTGATGCCCACTTCATACCTGGTCAACGCTCAACAGCGTTTAAAGGGCTTCTGTACATGATACAAGAGTTTGCCCCTCAGGTTGTGATTTGCAATGGAGATGCGTTTGACGGGGCTTCAATAAGCCGCCATGACGTAACTGAACAACCAGCGACTACTGTTATTCAAGAACTAAAGGCTTGTCAGGGTGCATTGGGTGAAATCGAGGAAGTGGCCAAGGCAGCTAGGCACAATGTAAAGCTATTGTGGACATGGGGAAATCACGATGTCAGATTTGGCAATAGACTGGCCCAACACGCACCACAATTTAAAGAAGTGTTAGGATTTAAGCTGACAGACCACTTTTTAGATTGGGAGTTTTGCTGGGCGGTATGGCCCACTAATGATGTGATTATCAAACATCGTTACAAGAATGGAATTCACGCAACGCACACATCGACCCTGAATGCGGGTGTCTCAACTGTCTGTGGGCATTTACACGCCCTCAAAGTCACGCCATTCCAAGATTTGCGAGGAAACAGGTTCGGGGTCGATTGCGGAACATTAGCTGAAATTGACGGCCCGCAATTTACTTATGCTGAACTAAATCCAGGCAATCACAGATCAGGCTTTGCGGTTTTGAACTTCTTTAATGGCAGGCTATTGTGGCCAGAGCTGGTCCACAAGTTTGATGAAGATCAGATTGAATTTAGGGGTGAGGTCATCGATGTAGGTGCATTTTGAGCGCTTGGCTTATCATTCTGACTGGTGCGATCTATGCCTACATTGCTGGGGAGCAGCTCTTTAAAGGCAATCCCTATATGGCAGTGGTGTATGCCGGTTATGCCTTTTCAAATGTGGGGCTGTACTTGATGGCCAAGTAAGCCCCATCAATAGTCAAACTTCTGTGGCTTCTTCTTCTTCAGTGTCTTCAAAGTCTTCTTCAAGATCGTCAGCATCTTCATGTTCATTACCGACCCAGCCTGTCGATTCTTGATAATCGATGAAGGCTTGCAAAATAGCGATCTTGTCAAAATCAAAGGTCGTGATCGTAACTGTCTCATTTCCTGTCCAGCCGAATTCCATTTCAAATTTCATGATATTCCCCAGTTAAAGCAGCCGATTGCTGCAAAATTATCGTAGTCTGATTTTGTGTCAATGAAAAGTCTTATCTATTGGGGTCTGTTTAGGGCAAAATTAGACCATGGCAAGCCAAACACAACAACTTGAGAATCCAACTCCACCAGGACTCGGTTATCCGACCGAGACCTATGAGCGCAGGCATTTCAACGAAAACAATGGTGCATTGACTGTTTACTTTAAGAAACTGTCATTTGTGCTGGGGTCTTTGTTTGGACCAAGAGGCGGTCGGTTTATGAATAACCCCCATGGGGCTTTCCAAGATTCGACCGACCAAGTGGCTGCCAACACCACCACGGCCTATGCGGTCACATTCAACACCACAGACTTTGCTAATGGTGTGACAATGGCCAGCGGGTCAAGAATCACTGTGGCCGATGCCGGAATCTGGAACTTGCAGTTTTCCATTCAACTAAAAAACACCACAAACGATGGTCAAGATGTGGATATCTGGTTTCGCAAAAATGGGACAAATATTGCCAATTCAAACAGCAGATTTCACTTGGTAGCAAGAAAAGGCACTGGCGACCCTAGCCATATCATTGCTGCATTGAACTTTTTTGTAAGTATGAATTCAAACGATTACATTGAAATTATGTGGAGAACTGAAAATACTGGCGTAAGCATAGAGGCTTTTGGGACAAGCACCAGCCCAACACGGCCAGCAGTCCCATCGGCCATCGTCACGATGAGCTTTGTCTCAAACATTACCTAAATACTGCCATGTACATACCAATTAAATTACCGCCAGGCATTTACAGAAACGGCACTGAGTATCAATCAGCAGGCCGATGGTATGACGCAAACCTAGTGCGCTGGTACGAGAACACTTTACGCCCCATAGGCGGCTGGAGAAAACGAGCAGCTGGGCAAATGACTGGTCTTTGCCGAGGGTTTATCACTTGGCGCGATAACAGCGCTGACCGATATATTGCAGCAGGCACTCATTCCAATCTTTATGCCATGGATGAGCTTGGAACACTTAAAGACATTACACCAACCGGATTCACAACTGGTGCAGCCAGTGCCTTGTCCACGACAGGCTATGGATACAGCACCTATGGCACATTGGCTTATGGCACTGCAAGGCCAGACAATGGTGCAAGCTCTCCGGCCACCACATGGTCCATGGACACATGGGGTGAGTATTTGGTGGCTTGCTCAAGCACTGATGGCAAGCTCTATGAATGGCAATTGGGTTTCACGACACCGACACTGGCAGCGGCCATTACCAATGCACCCACTGGGAACAAGGCTGTTTTGGTTACGCAAGAGCGCATTATGTTTGCCCTCGGAGCTGGTGGAAACCCCAGAAAAGTACAGTGGTGCGACCAAGAAAATAACACTCTATGGACACCAGCTGGTGACAATCTGGCAGGCGACTATGAACTGGCCACGCCTGGCTCATTGTTGGCAGGCAAGAGGGTCAAGGGTGTAAACCTACTGTTTACAGATGTGGATGTCCACACGGCCCAGTATGTTGGCGCTCCATTTGTCTATGGCTTTGAGAAAGCCGGATCAGGCTGCGGTCTTATTTCGGCCCAGTCTGTGGCGGCCATTGATACGGCAGCCATTTGGATGTCACGCGCAGGCTTTTGGATATATGACGGCTACGTCAAGCCACTGCCAAGTGATGTGTCTGACTATGTCTTTGACAATTTGAACTTTAACCAGGCATCCAAGGTCTATGCGGTCCATAACAGTAAATTTGGTGAAATCTGGTGGTATTACCCAAGCAGCGCAAGCAATGAAAATGACTCTTATGTCACTTTCAATTACAGAGAAAACCACTGGAACATAGGCACATTGGCCAGAACTGCTGGTGCTGATTCTGGGGTATTTAACAATCCCTTGATGGTTTCAACTGATGGCTTTATCTATGAGCATGAGGTCGGTTTTGCTTATGACAGTGCCAGCGTTTACGCTGAGTCTGGGCCAGTCCAATTGGGCAATGGCGACAACATCATGTCGGTGCGCCAAGTTATCCCAGACGAGCAGACATTGGGTGAGGCGGTGGTTTCATTTAAAACCAGAAACTACCCCACTGGCGCACAATCCACATTTGGACCATATACGGCAGCCAACCCGACCAGCGTGAGGTTTTCTGGCCGCCAAGTCAATATGAAGGTGACTGGCAATGTTTTGGCCGACTGGCGCATTGGCGTGGTTAGGCTTGAGGCTGTGGCCAGCGGTAAGAGATGAGTGATCAAGAGCATTTGGAAAGACTGCGCCATCATGTGGAGGCGGCATTAGAATACTCCGGAGGCACACACAATTTTGAAGATGTCGCTGAGATGGTTGAGGATCACAGATTACAGCTGTGGCCAGCCAAAGACTCGGTGGTATTGACAGAGATCATTGTCTACCCTAGGCTAAAGAATTTGCATTATTTTCTGGCTGGTGGCGACCTAGATGAACTCTCACGGATGCGACCATTGATCGAGTCCTGGGGCAAATCAGTTGGTTGCACCAGGGTGACTTTGGCAGGCCGAAGAGGCTGGGCAAAGACATTTTTGAAAGACGAAGGGTACAGCCCACAATGGTCTGTACTTGCAAAAGATTTATAGGGGAATAGATATGGCTTCAGAAGCACTCAATTGGGCAATAGCTAATGGCCTGGGCCAAGCTGAATTTGACAGAAGAATTTTCAACACTGTAGTTGATGCTAAAAACGCTGGGACCAGCGATGCACTTCTGCGCATTGAGATGGACCGGCTTGGTATTAGCCCAGAGGATGTGGCCCGTGCAACTGGTGTGACTGCTCAGAGTGTTGCGTCAAAATATAATGTTGCAACCCCGACAACAAGTGCAGAATTGATTGCGGCTGCGGCTGCGGCCAATGAGCTTGCAGCGCGTACAGCCAGAGACACAACTGCCAGTCCAGCTTTAATTGCCGCAAGGAATTTGGCGGCTACCACGGCTACTGGGAAATTGACCGCAGAACAAGTAAATGCGGCAAACACAGCAACGCAAAATTTAGTTAATACGCAAGCCAACGCGGCTAATCTTTTAGCGCAAAACAATGCGGCGTATGCCGAACAGCAGCGTTTAAATAATTTGGCGTATGCCGAACAGCAGCGTTTAAATAATTTGGCAAGTGCCGAACAGCAGCGCTTAAATAAAATAAAAAGTGATCAGCAAATTGCTGCCAATCAAAAGGCTTATGAGGCTTATTTGGCCAATCAAGCCAAGTTGAATGCCCCCCCAACTGGTGCAACCAGTGTGACCGGCACAATGCCATTTGCTGGCGCAACCCAAGGCTTTGAGCAGAACTTCAGAAATTACACTTCAATCCCCATTGGCGCTCAGTACAACCCGAATGTTGTTGGCGGTACTGGCTCACCATACTCTCAGGTCATGGGCCAGATGCAACCGGTCGGCAATCCATACGCTGGCGTGGTGGCAGGCCAAGCAATGGGTGGATATAACCCTGCTTTGTATGACCAGATTGCTGCTGTCAATGCGGCCAATACAGCGGCAGCAACCGCAGCGGCAGCGGCAGCCGCTAATGCTGGCATAGACCTTTCTGGTGGTGGTGGAGATGGTGGTGGAGATGGCGGTGGAGATGGTGATGGTGGTGGTGGTGGCGGAACTGGCGCTGGCGCTGGAACTGGTAACGCAATGGCCAAAGGTGGCTATGTCCATGGCGGTCTGATATTTGGGGCAAACCCTCCTGGTCCAGATGATGGCGCTGTCAATCTTGATATTGGTGAATATGTGATCAAGAAGTCTTCAGTGAACAAGTATGGCCGTGGACTTCTGGACATGATCAACGAAGGCAAAGTGTCTGCTAAGAAAATGAAATCTTTACTCGAATAAGGTGGCAATATGTCAAAAGGTGGAACAACTACAAGTACAAGCTCTATTGATCCACAGATCAAAGAAGCATTCTTGGCCAACTTTCAGCAGGCCCAAGGGGTCGCTGGCGCTTTGCCGACTCAGCAATTTGCTGGCTATAACCCAATGTATCAGGCAGGCGAGGAAGCTCTGGTTAATGCTGGCCTTGCTGGCCCAGGCATTAGTGGCACAGACTTGGCTGCGCAGATGGCCGCTTATGGCGGTGTTTATCAGCCTGCACAACTTACAGCGCAGCAGACTAATTTGGGATTGACTGGACCAGGCTCAATTAGCAGTTACATGAATCCATATACATCAGCTGTGCGCACCAATGCATTGGCTGACTTGGAGTCTGCAAGACGCGCTGCCATTCAGCAAACCGGTGAGCGCGCCACACAAGCCCGTGCATTTGGTGGATCACGCCAAGGTGTGGCCGAGGCTCTGACTAACCAAGGGTTTGCCAAGCAAGCCGCCACACTTGGCACAACATTAAATGAGCAGGCATTCAATCAGGCGATGGCCATGCAGCAGGCCGACATTGGCCGCAGATCAGCAGCCGACATTGCCAATCAGCAAGCAGGCTTGCAAGGTGCGCAATTAAGGCTAGGCGGTGCAAGCCAGCTAGGTAATTTGGCTGCACAACAACAAGCATTGCGTCTTGGTGGCGCTCAAGCAGTTATGGCTGCTGGCGGTGCGCGTCAGGCTTTGGACCAGCAGCAGATGGATGCAATCCGAAATATTGGCTTGCAGCGTTTGGGTGTGGTCCAGTCTTCACTGGGTGCGCAGCCTGCCAACCTTGGCATGGTGGCGACAACTCCATACAGCCAGAATGTCGGTGCTGGCCTATTAGGCGGTGCATTGGCTGGCTCTCAATTGGCTGGAACTCTTGGTCTGACAGCAGGCACTGGCGCTGGCCTTGGTGCATTGGCTGCCTTAATTTAATATGCCAAACAATCCAACCCCAGAGCCACAACGCTACGCTGACGCGCAGCTCATGGCTTTGCTTGATCCCTCAAGCAAGCGTGACACCATCCTGATCACGCCTGGATCACCGATGCCCTCGCGCATCCCTGATGGGTTGACAGTGGCTGAGACAAGCCGAGGCATTGTGATCACCAGTGACCCATCCAAGGTCAGGATCATTGACCAAGGGTCTGAGAAAGATGTGGGCATGGCATTGTTTGGCTATGCATACGATCAGGCCAAAGGCTTTGACAATGTGGCGGTGGCCATGGATAGAAACAGAACACCGGTGGCAGAACTGGCCATCAAGCCTGGTCAGGAAAGACGGGCCATGAGGGCTGCATCTTTGCTTGCACCAGATACTGGATCAACTAACATGATGAGCAGAGGCGATGTGGTCAATACACGCCTCAGAGGTTTATTGGATTAAGGTGGAAATATGGCTACTCAATTTGATTTTTCAAATCTAGGCAGTATGTTTGGCGGTGGCGGTGTGCCAACGGGGCTTGATGCATTGCTGACAGAAGATCAGCGCAAGCTGCTAGGCCGTAATGCTGCACTGTCAGCAGCTGGCGCACTATTGCAGGCCAGTGGCCGAAGTGCAGTGCCAATCAGCATGGGACAAGCACTTGGATCAGCTTTGCAGGCAGGCCAGCAAGGTTATCAGCAGGCTAGGACCAGCTCTTTCCAAGATTTGCTTTTGGGTCAGAAACTGCAAGAGGCTAAAGCAGCTCAAGAATTGCAAACCCAATTGGGCAATATTTTTACCAAACCAACAACTGCATTGAGTCCAGAGCAGCAGGCTTTGGCCATGCCTGGAATGCAAGCAGGCCCAACAATGGCCCGTGCTGAACTGGCTGCAAACATTCAGCCGCCAAGCGATGCCGAGATTAAAGCGGCTCAGTATCAACGGGCAGCAGACCTTTTGGCATCAAGAGGCAGAGGCGAAGAGGCAAAACGCTATCAAGACATGGCCAGAGACTTAAACCCAAGGGCTAAAGTTGTTGGCCAGCCATTTGAGGTGACTGACACTACTGGCAAGCCAATCATGGTCCAGCAGTTTGAGTCTGGCGACATCAAGACCATGCAGGGATTTGGTCCAAAGCG